GAGCCGTCTGTTTTGTTTATTGTATATGCCATAATATTATACCAGTATTTATAGTCTCCCTACACTTATTAAAATAGTGTTTTCTTTTGCTGTTTCGTTATTTTCCATTGCTTTTCCTACAATAGAACCCAATACAGGATTGATTGCTTTTTTGGCACATCCTGGGTGGTCTCCACAAGTAGTTAACAAATCACCTTTTGAAATATTGCCATGCACTTTACACTTAACTTTTCCTACAAGTGCTACTGCTTGACCTTCAGAAGAATTATTCATTAAGTATGCAGGATCTTCACTTATAACACCTGCAACTCTTGAATCATTTGCTATTGTTGATTTTGTAATTTCTTTTTCTCCACCAAATATAACAACTGTACCTACGTCATACGTAGAGTCTGTTTCATATTTCTCAGCCAAATCAGCATATTGCGCCGATGTTGCTTTGGCGTAAACTGTGTTGTATCCATAACTTGAAGATCCAATATCGTATGTTGTATTTGCCGCTGGAAGAATATTTAAAGATGTTAATGTTCCTGTTAGTGTACCACCTGCTAAAGGCATATCTAAACTTGCTGTACCTGTAACGTTTCCTGTTACGTTTCCTGTTAATGCTCCTGCAAATGTTGTTGCTGTAACTGTACCTGCTACTTCTAATTTTGTACTAGGTATTGTTGTTCCAATTCCTATCCTTGCTTCAGACCCATCTAAAGTCATTACTGTTGTAGTAACACCTCCATCATTAACTTTAAACGTAATATCTGTATCTTGTATTGTATTGGCAATAATTGCTCCAGTACCGTCAACTGTTATAGATATATCACTATCTGTTCCAACTGTCATACCTGAGTCAGTTACAATACCTAATGTACCTGTTGTTGTATCATTAGCATTTGATCTCAAAAAATTTGCCGCGGTAACTCCGCCTAATGCATCTGAGTCTGATGATGTTCCTTGAAATTTAAAATCTGTTATTGCAGTTGAAAGTGTTATTCCTTTTTTAACTGTTGCAAAACCTGAAATTGTAGCTTTTGGTGTAAATGTTGAATCAGAAATTATTGCAACTAAACTTCCGTCATTGTACCATTTTGTAATATTTTTAGAAGAATCAGTTGCGTCTAATATTGCATCATATGTAAATCCGTTTGTTGTTCCTGTACCAGCTGGTGGACCTACTAAAATATTTGTTGTTCCGTTATAAAAAAACATTTGACCAGTATCTGAGTCTATCCAAATATCTCCTGACACTTGCGATGCAGGTGCAGTTGATTGAAAAGATGCTCCACCTAATGGTGCCCATAATGATCCGTTGTAAACTTTTATTCTTGAGCTTGACGAGTCGAACCAAAGTTGTCCAATAACTGGTTTCGTTGGCTCAGTTGTGTTTGAAAAGTTTTCTAATAAGTGTAAAAAGTTTTCTGCAATACTCTCACCATAACCCGAATAGCCTTTTCCAATTAAACTTAAATCAGTTTGTGTATTGACAACCCCATCTTGTACCGTATACTGGTTTGGAGATGCTGAACTATTTGTTTTGTTTACTGTGTATGCCATTCTTAGTATCCTGTGTTACTACCTGCTGTTGTTCCGCTTACAGTATTTGATGTGCTTATTGCTGTTGAACTTGTTTCAGTGAATGTTGTTAATGACTGTACTCTTAAAGTATAATCGATTTGTATTAATCTGTTTAATGATTTCTGTACCGGGTGGAATACAACGTGTGTTAACAATTTGTTTGTTGACCCGTTTTCCGTTCCTTCCCAACTTTTTAATCCTAGTTCGTCAAACACATAATCACCATTAAAATTTGTTGTGTTATCAAATGCTGATTGTCCAGTAGGCTCACCATAATCTAATGTACAAGTTACAACTATATCAGTGTACTTGTTACCTGCTGTGTGTCTTACTTCCATTTTATTTCTTGTAGTGTCTTTATTAGTAGATGAATTATCATCTACTACTTTATAATATGTTTGATTGTACAATGTTGCACTTGTACCTGTTGAATTTGGCGTTAGATAAGTTATAATTCCTGTTGGATCAACTGACGTTCCACCATTTCCAAATGCCATTTCGTGTACAAATCCTGTTGTTTTATTTGCTAATGAATTTGCTAATGCCGTAGACATATTTTCATAGTGGATAGCATTACTTTTATCTACTATTACTTCACCTGTTTCTGGATCAGATATTTTAATGTGTCCAGTCATCATAACACCACTGTTATCCTGTGGTTTTTTGATTTCTTCTTTATGCTCGTTTTGTTTAATTTCTTCTGTCATCTTATTGTATTTATTCAGGTGCATTTGTTGGCTCCGTTGCTATGAATTTAGCTTGTTGAGTTGTTGATGCTTGTAATCCTTTACCGTCAGCAGGATTACCGTCTAACCCTGTATACCAGACCTGTCCTTTCTTGTGTAATATCTTAACTTGTGTCCCAGATGCTGGTATTGTGCTTAAAGTTACATTTGTTCCAGACGCTGAATAGTTAATAGTTGAACCGTCCTCGCTAGTCAACAACAATCGTTGGCCACCAATGAATATGTCTAATTGACTAGCTGAGGTTACAGTTTTTGTTGTAGTAAACTGTACTGTACTACCATCACCTGTATAAGTGTCAGTATATACTGTATCAGCATAAGGGATAGTTTGAGTTCCAGATGCGTCTACAATTTCCGCTCCTGAACTATGCTCCTTAATTCCTGTTCCTAAAGTACCTCTTCTTAATTGAGATAATGTATCTCCTGATTTAATAAAGTATTCTATTCTTTCTTTATCAACAAAGATAACTCCTGGCGTTGTTCCAGTTACTTCGGGTAATTTTGTTCCATCTACAACTTGAATCGTAGACGATTCTGGCATAATGTCGTTTGCTATTGCAGTTGTATTTGTTTTGGAGATACGTTTGTAGAATGTTCTATTCAACATATCTTTAAATATTCTAAATCCTGTGGCACTTGTTGCTGATCCTAAGGCAAAATACATTACATCTAATCTATCTGATGCTGTTATCGTTTTTCCTACAACTGTTATTGTACTTCCTGATAATAGATAATCATGTCCTTCTATTAATTGTGTTCCGTTCAACCAGACTGTTGTGTAATCTGAATTTAACGGATCAAATCTTAATTTAAATATTCCGTTTGATTTGCCTTCTAGCACTTCTCTTCTTAATTTTGTACCAAGTGCATTATTAAATGTTGTTACTGTTATAATATCACTTGCAGATAAACTATAAGGACTTGTTATTCTACTTGGAATTAAAATTATATCATTGCCTTCATTATAATAATGATTATCAACTAATGTTGATATTGCAATTACATCTGTTACTGTTGGTGCTGTTACCATTGAAACTGTTTGTGCTCCAATATCAACTGTGTAATCAGTGTTTAATATTTTTTGTACTCCGTTTACAAATACTTGTACATCAGTTGCTGATGAAATAGTTTTTGATGGATCTACTGTTGAGTCGTCGCCCAAGCCTGTTACTACACCATAATTGTATGTACTTCCATCACCTAAATAATATGTGTTGTCGGGTCCTCTTAACATTTTTCCATTAAGTTCAATCATAGTTAATCCTGAATAAGGACCAATTGCTCCTGGTGGATATGTTAAAGTATATCTGTCTGTTGATCCATCATATGTAATTGTATTTGACATAATTTGAGCATACGCTCTTGTTGCCGATGTTTGATTAAATCCTGCAACTTGAACATAAGCATTTGCCGCCGGAGCAGAATTAAATGTAACAGTTAATAATTTTCCTAATGACGATGTTGTGTATGCTGTCTCTGGTATACCATTAATTGTAATATAAATTTGTGAATTACTAGAATCTAAATTAAAATTTTCTCTTGTTGATGTTATGTATGCAACTGTACTACCATCTCCTGTGTACGTATCTAAAACTCTATAATTTTCTCCTGATATTGCAAACGTTCTAATTGATACGTTACTATTAGTTGCTGGTGCTATGTTAAATGTAATTGTTTTATTTTGTACATTAATTGTATAATCTGTTGTAATTTTTTTAGTTACTCCGTCCACTGATACTGTAACAGATGCTAATGTTCCTGGATGTTCTCCTGTTGAGAACGTTGTTGTTGAACTATCAACTAGGTAATTTTTTGTTGTAATAAATGGTGCACCTGATTCTGGTGATGTATAAACTTTTATATCTACTGTATCAAACATTTGTCCTGGAACTGCTTCTTCTGGAGCATAACTTGTTTCAGGAGAAATAAAATCATCTCCTTCCATTAGTATATCTGATGGCGCTGTTCCTAAAGCTGAATTAAATAATCCGCCTTTAACAATTGAATCTAATGTTCTATCATCAGTTGGTGTTAATACACCGTCATCATCAAATGGTATAAACTCAACTAAAACTCCGTCTGCTGGTGCTGAACTTAATGTAAATGTTTTTGTTGACCCGTCGCCTTTAACTACGTCTGTTTGTTTTACACTATTAATATAGACCTGGAAAACTTCAGTAGTAGCTGGTGCTGATGTAAATGTAAATGCAACTGTACTACCGTCTCCATAAAACTTTTTAATTTTTGTTGCTCCATGAGAGTCCCAGGCATAATCATACCAACCTGCTTTATCCCATCCTTGCCCTTGTGAGAATAATAATCCTGTAACCATCGTTCCACCATAATCAACACCCGACATAACTTGTGATAGTTCGTTCCCTGCCATTCCAGAAGTTGGCGTATAGAAACCTTTTGTTCTGTCTGCGGCTGATAATCCTGTTTCGTCTCCATACACTTTATATACATCATCTAAGTTATCATCAAAATCTGATGTTGCAATAAAGGCACTTGTTGCTTTGTATAATTGATTTTTATATCTAATTAAATCTCCATAAGCGTAACTAGATAATGCCAACCAATCAACAACAGAACTTGTAGCTGATATTCTATCAAATTTAACTGTTGTACTAAAGTCTCTTACAAGGTCGTTGTTTAAATTTGCATATGCTTTAGCCTGATCTGTAGGATTTGTGCCATCATCTTTTCCACCTGTAATCATTACTGTTGGAGTTGTTGTATAATTTGCACCTATACCGGTTACTGTAATTGCTGACACTGACCCATTTTTAATAATTGCTGTGGCTGTTGCCGCTGTTGTAGTTGGTGTTGTATACATTTTATACGTTCCGGACTGTAACGTTTGTGCGTATGTTGTATTTGAAGTTGGTTGATAAAACTTTCCAGAAAGACTATTAAACGTAAATTCTCTAGATGTACCTGATCCACTGTTTTGTGTATCGGCAATATTTGCTAGTGCTTTTGATGTGTACAGTGGATAGTAATATCCTAATGACCCTGAACTTACTCCTGCTGATGCTGTATCATATATTTGGAATGGACCTGTACTGCCTATTGTTCCGCCTAATATTGTAACTGTTGGAATTTTTGTATACCCTGATCCTGCTTTAAATATTGTAATTGTTGCTACGTGTTTTTTATAATATTCACTCCAAAATTTATGAGGATATTCTGTTTGCTTTCCGGTATCACCAGATATGTTTAAATTTCTAATTGCACCTGTTGTTGTATCATAGAAAGGTGGATTATCAAAGTCTGTAGATACTACGTCTTCGATTTCAGATGCTGTGTATCCTAATTTATATTCTCGTAATTTTGTATGGAAAGGTTTAACTTCGTTAATATAACTTTCAATCCAACTGTCTGTACCTGCTGTATATGTTTTTCTTTGATCTAATGTTCTTACAGAATTTTTTGCATTAATAAAAGATGTTTTAAACACCCAGTCTACATAAGTTTGTTCCGATAACACTCTTCTTAATCCAATAAAAAATAATGTATTGTATTCTACTGCAAGATTGTTTACAAATAAATTGTCTCTTAATGCTGTTAATATTTTACGAGTTTCTATTGCAGGTTCTTGATCAAAGAAGTTATCATCAAAATTATCAGCATCTGCAAATCCAGTTGCATCTTGCGAATAATCATAAAGTTTTGTTGATAATCTAATTGTACCGTTTTCAGTTCCGATATTATCCCATTCGGTAATTTTTTTGCAATACAATTTCCATCCGCCTGTATCAGCTGATGTAACTTTTACAATTTTTCCTACTCCTAACTCTAAAGTATCTAATTCATATTGATATGTTACTTGTTTGTCTATTTGTGTATTTTCATTATATCCGTCTTTATACCAATTAATGTATGACCAATAATTTGCTGTGTTATACGTTTGTACTTTTGTTCTAGCCCAGTTTGTTCCGTTCCATTTATATATTGCCCAAAAGCCATTAACTGTTTCGTCTGCTTGTACAAGATAATTTGCTGTTCCTGATATATCGTTAGTATTAATATATGTTAGCTCAGCATATGTGTCAACTTTTTCATCCCACTCTAAACTTTGTGCAGTAGGTTCTGTTTCTGCGGCATTTAAATTATCTAAATTTATAATTCCTGTAAGTTGATTACCTTTTAAAACTGAATTAGCATAATCTATTATTTCTTTTAATGCATCAAATCTATTAACATACCATGATTGTCTTGGTCTAACTCTATTTCCATATTTTACATTAATAGGTAAATTTAAATCTGGAACAATATCTCCTGCGTTGTTTGTGCCAATTAAAGAATCCCACCAACGTGTTTCAATTTGTGTTCCTGGACGGAAATCTTTATCTCCTTCTCTTGCTAACTTCCAAACGGAATGTGCTTCACCTTCAAATGTATTTGTTCTTATATCAATGTTTAAAACAACTTCATCATTAGAAAGATCTTGTTTTGCACCAAATACTAACAGTTTGTTATTATCAGTAACTGAATAATGTCTAATATCAGAATGTTGAGGATTTAAAATTATAGTTGCTATAAATGCCGCAGTATTTTTTCTTATAACTACCGAATTGGTTGGCATTGTTTGTTTATTTTTTACCCAGTAATAATAATAATTTACAAAACCGTCTAATGCTGAACTATATTTTTGTTTAACAGTATAACGTGTATCGTCTATATGTTGTGGACTTCCTGTTGTATTTGCTGACGTGCCTACGTTAATACTAGTTGACATGGCATTCCATTCACTAGGTAACATTGTTGATTCAACCCATTCATAGATATCAATAGATGATCCAGGGAAAACTTTCCCCCAATTATTAATTTTAAATTCTTGATCTCCTTGCTCATACCATAACCATTTGACTGTAGATAAATCCCACCATATTTTTCCTATGTGGTCTTCTGCCCATGCAATCTCTCCTCTTATATTTTCACCATAATTATATGACGCTGGATCATAAACAGTTTTAATATTAATTTCTCTGTCTGCTATTCCTAATATTCTTCCTTTAATTGGATCGTACAAATCAAAGTAATTTAAAATTTGTTTACTATCTTTATTAAAATCAAACACTTGTCCTAATTTGTTATCATCGATTAATGCAGTTTCGTAAGCAATTTGTTTCCATGCATATGTGTTATCAGTTGTTAAATCAAAACAAGTTACTGTTCCGTCGTTACTAACTATTGAACTTCCGTCGCTTGACAAATTGCCGTCATCTTCCGGAGCTCCGACTAATACTGATTGATCTATTATACAAATACCTCTACCAAAATCGTCGCCTGGTGATACACTTGTTGTTATTAATCTATCGTCAATTACAAATTCTGTATTATACATAGTGGCAGTATAAGCACCACCTGAACCAATATTTTCATCTACAAATCTAGTATCTTGTAAATCAAATGTTGTTTCTCCTGCGTCAAATTTATGTTCTCTACTATTTGAAAATTTTTCTGCACCTATAACTATTCTTGTTCCTGAATCATTTATATCTAGAGAACTTCCAAATCTCATATTAACTTGAGTATCAGGTGCTTCTATTGTTTGCTGTAAAGTATACGTATTTGTAGATCCATCTACATTCCATTTGTAATAATATATTTTTCCAGCATCTGCTTGTTCTGTTTTGTCGGCTCCTGGTGCACCAATTATTAAAATTGTTCCGTCTTTATTCATCGTTAACGATTGACCAAACTCTCTGTTCAAACTAGAACCGTCATTAGATATACCAGTTAACGTTTGTGCAAGAGTAAATGCGTGTTGTGTACTATCATCACTTGATTGTGTTGTTCTTACAAATATTTCTACCATTCCTGCTTGTCCTGGTGCTTTAGATCTAACTGCAAGAATATCACCATTATCGTTAGAAGCTAATGCTTGTCCAAATTTTTTGCCTGTTCCTGCGACAGCTGAATCTATTGTCAGACATTGTGTCCAAGTATCATACGTGGAGCCGTCTGCTCCAACGCCCCATTCATACATATAAACTCTACCTGTATCAGTTGTAAGTCCTGGTGCTGATACAAACATATATTTTATCGGAGTAGCTCTAAGAGAACTAACAGTTGGTTCGCAAATTTTATGTGCCCAGCCAAAATGTTGGTTTGCTTCATCAGTTGGTGGTGTTATTGTACTTAATGTTCCGTATTTGAAAGTTGTTATATCCCACACAAACATTTTAATTAAACCAGCATTGTTAAATCTTGTACTACCATCAGATCCAAGTGAATTTGTATAAGGTCCGCCTGCTACAACAAAGTTTTCATCTGTACTCATTGATAATGAATAACCCAACTTACCAGTATTATCATTACCAGCAGTTGTAGTAAGTGATGCCGTAGTTAAAAATGATGTTCCTGCTGTACTTTCTCTTCTAAATAAAAAGTGTATTGTACCTTGTCCAGTTGATGGTGCCGCAACTACAACTGTTCTTCCGTCGTTCCTTGCAACTACGCTGTAACCAAATCCTTGATCTGCTACCATTGATGGTGACAACATTTTAATTTGTGTATTTGGATCTTGTTTTTCATAAACTCTCCATAACCCAGATGCATCTGCATCTGCAAAAACTTTGTCGCCTTCTTTTAATATACTATCATTTAAATCATTATAATCGCTGTAAGATAACATATCATTAACATTATTCATTGATGATATTCTTACAGATGTAAATTTATAAACATTGCCAAACGAATCTGCTGTTGAGCCATCTTCTAATGTTGGCATGAATGCTGTTGAGCCTGTGTAATCTATGACTACTGTTTTATGGCTTGGTACAGATTGTACAAGATAAACCGAATTTAATTCAGTTGATTGAGAACTTGCTATTGCAAAATAATCAGGTAATGATGTTGTACTTCCGGCTGTTAATCCATGAGAATTAGTAAATGTAATTTCTAACTGCGTTTTACTATTAATTGCTTTCATATATGCAATTTTATAGTCTACAGTTGTTAAACGGAATACGTCCCAATCTAAATTAGATTTATTTGCAACCCATATTAAATCGTTTGCTGTTACAGAATTAACATCTAAATTTAAAAGGTCTGTTATATCATATGCAGTATGTTGAACTTGCGTTAGTTGTGGATATCCTGCTGTCTTGTAAACTTGCACAAAATCTCTGTCTATGCCTGTTGTAGTATAATTGTATCTTGAAAACGTTGTACTTGCTGTATATTCTACAGGTTTAGTATATAAAATATTTTTATCAACATAAACCGATCTAGCATATTGTTGTGATTCATTAGAAGTATCATACAATTCAATACTTTGTGAATTTGCTGTATAGGTATCATCGTCTAATGTAATTTGAATGCTTTCTTTTGAATCTGTGTTTCCAAAGTCAGCTGTACGAATCATCCATTCTGGATATAAATCTAAAGAAATATCTTGTTCTTCGTATTTTGCTTTTAATAATTTATCAATAGCATTTTGAGTACCTTTTTCTTGAATATATCCTTGATAAAATTTATATTGTGAAATATCATTAACAAAAAGATTTTCTAAATAATCTCTAGATTGATAACCAATTAAATGCTGTGCTAGGCTTTGCTGTGATTCATCAAAATTATTTGATTCTAAACTATAAAAATCATTAAAACGTGAAATTTTATAATCAAAGTTTGGTATTAATTGTGGTGCTGGTTTTTCATCTTTTTGCATCCAACTTTCGTTTATAAACGTTGTAGAAGAATTATGATTTACTTTTGAAACATAAAATTTTCCTTGATACTCTATTGTGTCACCTATTTTATAATCCGTATTTTTTACCCAATATGTAACCTGTGCAGTATCAAACATAAATCCTGGAGCATAATAATCACCATTCCAGTTACTTGTTTTCCATCCAACTAATTTTAATCTTGCTTGACGATATCCTGTATATGGCTCATATATAATATCCGAAAACACTGTCTTGTTATCAAATAATAAAATGTGTTCTTTTTGGACTGTGTTTAATGCTACATTATAAAGTCCTGTTGCAGGATCGTTAATAGTAATATCAAATGTTTTTCCTAATCTTTTAGTACTAATGTCCTTAATATTAATTTTTCTTCCACCTGCATCTAATAAAGAATAATCACCTGCTAAATTTTTTAATTTTCCTACAATTGAATTTTCTGTATCTAACTGAAATCCTTCTGCTCCTGGCGATACTGTAATTGCCGAGCCTGCTGTCCATTCTTGCGTTGTCCAAAATAAAAACTCACTAACTGATGTTTTCCAAGTTAATACTTCTTTTAATTCATTTGAAAACTTATCAAAAATAAATCCTTGTGTTCCTAGCCATTTTCCGTATCCCATTAAAAAATCTACAACTTCTTGGCGTGTATCAAAGACATGACCATATGGTATAGTTTGTACTGCTTTGTCATAATTTGAATAAGTTAATGCTTCTGCACCTGCTACAGAAATTTTTTCACTTGTTATATTTTTTACAGGCCAATAAAAATTAAAAAACGGTTTAGTAGTTGAATACCCTAATACTTTATATCCACCAGTTAATGTAGATCCATCAACTGATAAATCGGTATTCTTCTCAATTAAAACACCCGAATAGTGTAAACTGTTTACAGGATTTGATGTTCTAAATAAAATTTTATAATTTTCATCTGGAATAAATTTAGAACCTGATGCTGACCCTGGTGATACCGAATCTGTTAAAACTTTTAAATTATTTTTATCAGTAAACCCGCCAAGTTTGTATGCTAACTGTACATTTAATCCTTTCATTTTAGTATAAAAGAATACATTAGGATCAAGTGTTTTTGATGACAAATAATTTACTACAAATGGTTGATATCCTGCTGTTGTATATCTTGTTACAACTCCAGTTTGTGAATCTGTTGATGTTTCTAAATGATATTTTGCTGTGCTTAAATTTTGTCTTATAAGTGTGTCTGTACTAATAAGGTTGTTTGAAGCATTTTTAGTTAATCTACTGTTATCAAAAAATAAATTAAAGAATTTTGCTGGTTTTGTAACTGCTAACATTTTTATAACAGTAAACGGATATGACGATGATTTTCTCCAGGCTGTTTCTGCTGGTCCTTGGTCACCAAACTTCCATGCTCTATTTCTACCCGGTATGTCAAAATTTTCTACAAGTCTGGCCGCTAATGGATCTAATAAATTTCCCGAAGCGTCAACAGGAATATATGATGTAATATTTGGTTTGCCGTATCTACCTGGTTGTACTGCCACAGCCTCCCATAATACTGTATTACCTGAAGTGTATGGTGCTGTTCCGTATGTACTTTCCCAAGTACTTGGTTTTACTGAATGTCCTAACATCTCCCATGGTCTTATATGTGGACTGTCTGTATCATAAAAATAATTGTATATGCCTCTCCAATGTCCTGGTAAACTAGCACTGCTTATTCGATCTGTTGATGCTGAGTAATTGTATGTAAATGGTGAGCCGTCTTTAAACGTTGTATTATTAATATATTGCACACCATTTCTACCGGCCCATACATAAAAGTCTGGCCCTAAAATTTTATTTGTTTCATCTAAAGTATATTCTGTTGCTGTAAATCCTGATGGAATAACATCACCTATATCTAATAAAGTAGAATCATAAGATGTTTTGATATTATTGTAAATTCTTTTTTCAAGTTCAATTATTAACTCATCTCTCTCATCTCCGTATGCTTTAATAATAGAACCGTCGTGTCTTCTAATTGCTGTAATGTTTGTAACATATGTGTCATCAGTAAATGACTCTGGTTTAAATGCTGGATACAATCCTAATTTAGATGGTGTTGGAGGAACGTAACTTCCGGTTGTATCGCTGTAATCTCTAATTTTAATAATATCACCTGTAACAAGTGTAGATAGTATGTTAACACTATCGTCTGTTGTGCTAACTGTATAATCTGTACCTAATATTAACTGTACATCATTTTTATAAACGTACACTGCTCTATTATTTGTTGTTGTCATTATATGTAATGAATCAATTGCGTATTCTGTTTCAGATGGATCAGGTACTGTGTATGTTCTTAAAGAATAATTTTCTCCAACTCCTATCATGTCTTCATAAAAGAATGGGGACGTTACAGTTTTTCCTTGATTAATTTTTGTTATTATCTCATCTACTCTGTCTGCAACAAGGCCTTCATATGCTGTACCGGTTCCGTGTGTTAAAAATGCATTATAAAATTTTTCATATTCATGATTACAATAATCTATTGCCATTAATACATTTGATTCTTGATCTATTAACCCAAACACAGCAGGTAATAATGTTCCTTCGTGTTGAAGTATTAACCCGCCTATTAAATCGGCATCTGGATTATCCCTGAGTGATGATTCTCCTGGCATACTTCCTGTAAGATTTGTATTCTTGCTAAAAATATTTTTTACGTGTCCTAGTACTTGTCCGTATGTAAATGTACCTAGGTGTACGTTTAATGGATTGACTGATAAATTTTCTGGAACTTCATAAATCCCTTTTCCTACAATTTTTTTTACTTTTGAATATCCTTCTAGCTTGAGTTGATCGCCTACCGTTAACTCTTTTACAAATTTAACATATTTGTTTACTGTTCCATCAACTAAAGTATAATCTGTTGTTAAATTTTTTCTTATACCATTAACACTTACAGAGACTTCTAAATCTGTAAGAGAAACAGAGTCTTTATAAAAATCTATTGGAAATAATTGTTTTTCTGAATCATCTACTACAACTGTTCTAATTACTCGTTGTTTACTCTCAACAAGTCTTTTAACCCAAGCACCTTTTGAATTATGTGTTGTTAAGCTCGTAGTATAATGCAAATGACCTTCGGAAAGTTTTTTTGTGTTTGTAGCGTTACCTATTCTATATGTAAATGATCCTGCTGTATGATCCGAATCAAAAACAAGATCTCCTACATTATTAATTGTGTTGTATTTTACTTTTAATCCTAAAACTGTATCTGTTGTTGCTGTGTCAGATATTTTATATTCAAAAACTTTTGCACCTTTAAATGAAGAATTTGGATATGCTGTTGCATCGTCAAATGAGATATGATCGTTATCCCACATTCCAAACAACGGTGTTTGGTTTATTTTAATTTTTGTTTGTCCTGAATTCCATGTAGTTGTTGCTTTATTATAGTAATAAGTTTTACCTTGATTTTTTGTTCCAAATTCTATAAAAATAGATTCATTATCTGCAGGTACAGAATCAGTGGCTTCAGTAAGATTGATTACCGACGTTGAATCTCCTGCTTGTACAAAGTTAACTACATAAATTTTATTTTTTACAAGCGTATCAGTGTCTGCAGAAAATACTACTCGCATTCCGTTTGCTATTGTTATTCCATCTACAATGTAACCTGTTTGTTTTACTACTGTTGAAAATGCATCAGTTGTTGTTGTATCAAATAATGTTACAGATGTTTTAGCAACTGTTCCGTGATCGTACAATGCTAATCCCGAATCAAATTCTATAATTGGTCTTTTAGCTCTATCTGATTCTATTAACGTTGGTGTAAATCCGTTTGCTTTAGCTGTTGCATTAATTACAGATTTGTGAAACCATCTATTATATCTTGACCAAGCATTTTGATCCCTTGAATCTCTTTTAATTGTAATGTAATCTTTTGTTTCCGGACGATAAAATGCTTTTGCATATGGTCTAGAATCGTAAGCAGTACTGCCATATAAAATAGTTGTTTCAGTAGCATATGATTCCGGTGTCATTAAACTTTCTATGTTTGTTAATGTAATAGAATCTCCTACTCCTTCAACATAATATTCGTTGCCTGCATATGTGCTATCTGTAACATTTGCTTCAAATTTAATTTTCATTCCATTTGATAAATTTAATGTTCTTAATGCATAATTTCTTGTCCCTAAAATATTGTCAGCAACATTAATTTTTGTTGTTGAGCTTACTGTATCAAGAGTAAAGATTCCATACATACTATCATGATTGCCACACTGATAATAAAGTACATTTGGTGCATCTGTTGGTACTGTAAAAGTAACTGTGCCTTTGTCTGTTCCTGCATTTGTTACTCCTGTTGTATAAAAAAGATTTGAAGATCCATCTTTATATGGTTCTGTCATTAAGTGGAATGGATGCCCTAAAGCGTCTACTTTAAATTTATAAGTGTTGCCTTTATATAATTTTATTTGAGGGTTTGTTTCTGATGCTTTTGTTCCAAACTTCCATGCTTTTGTTGTGCTACCATCATTTGGCCATGCTGTTACATCAATTTCTATTGCCGCGGATGGTCCTACTGAATCTATTGTTATAGCATTTGGACCTTCTGGCATCCAAAAGTATTCTCTGTAATTAACTAACTTATCTAAGTCAATTGCTGGGTTCCACGCATATACATTTTCTTTGTTTAATCTGTCATGGTTCTCTATGTTACCGCCAAAATATTTTATTTGATTTATGTAGTCATCATACGTTCCAGTAAATTGTACTTGGTCTTCTGGATTAATTGATGTTGTATCTTTGTCTGTGTACGTTACTGTTGGCTCTAATTGATATGACATCCTATCTCTATTAGTAGCAGAAACATATGTATCAGTTAGTTTTCTTGTGTAAGCATCTTGTTTACCAATATATCCATCTAATCTTTCTAATGCACCTTTTTGAATAAGTGGATCGAGTGTACTAGATAAAAATCTTGTATTAGCGTCTGTTCTATAAAATGCAGGAAGATGAGCAATAGTTCTTCTTAACTCTACACCGTTTTGAACGACTACTTCTTGATCTGAACGTGAATTAATTGGAGTATCTGCCATTAGTATCCTGCTCCACTACTGCCTGTGGATGATCCTGATCCAGATGTTGTAGTGGTGCCAGATACTGCTGAAGATGATGTTGTTGTAGTTTTTGTGGAAGTTGACGTCACTACTGTGCCCGATGCCAATAATTGATTGGCTCCTAAAGCACTTATAATCGTAACATCATCAACGGTGGCCCCACTGATAAAAATTTCGTCTGCCGCACACGCAACTTGAAATAACGAACCAAAAACTTGTCCAGCTTGATTTGGAACTATTACTACTGTTAGTAAGTCTGGTGCTAGTTTGTTGTGTATGTAAGCGGCTAATTCTGTAAAATAAAAAGTATCGCCAAAATCCCAATTATTCAATGCAAAAAATTCGTTAATTGCCGCAATCGTTCTTGTCTGGACAACTGCATTTGTTACATTGGTTCCTGGGTTTTTTACAACTTTAAATGTTGCTTGTAATTCTTCGTCTGCATTTGTACCAAATAATATTTTATATTTTACAGGATGATATATTATTTGATCTGATAATGATTTTAATGGATTAAGCGTACCGGCATACGAAATTCTTAACTGATCCGATGTGCTTAATATTGGTTTACTTCCGCCGTCTTGCAACCAAATTCTATATAAATTATCATACGTTCTTTCTAACATATAAACATCTATAATATTTGATACAGCCGGGTCTATTCTAGTTTCTTGTCCTGCATTATGTTTATATTGGAAAGATAAAGACGCTCTTCCTCTTCTAGCATAATAATCAGTTGTAGTTGTTATTGTATTTGTTGTTGAGTTATATTTTTTAATAACATCTTCAGCTAAATCATAAAAATAAAATAATTGACCTTCTGAATATATGCTAGACAATGTTATGTCTGCTTCTTTTTCTGCTACAATAAAATTTGTTGCGGCATATGGTTTAAATCTTTTAATGTTATCATATGAAATATATTGTTGGAAAAATACAAATTTACTTGTTGGTGCTGTATCTGGTTCAACTATAATATCATATATTTCTGGATTATCAACAACTCCATCATCGTCATCGTCATAAAATCCAACTTTAACTTTTCTATTGTCTTGGAATCCGTCTGCTTCTGTAACAGTATCTACTACTTGCCAATTAATTGAATAGCCAACTGAATTACCTGTTGATACTACTGCATTTGTTTTTAATAGTCTTACCGTATCTTTTACACTTTTACCTGTTTTATAATCATATATTTTTTCTTGTGCATCATAATGAAATTTATTTTGTCCTGCTGATTCAAAAACATAATCTAAAGATCTATATGTAACTGTGTATGTGTTACCGTCGTTTGTAAGTTTGAACCACCAACTTGCATCTAAGTTTGTACCTGCAGTTGAACCTGCATTTGATAAACTAAAAACCGAACTTGTAGATACATTTGTTGACGTTATTACTTTCCATATTTCGTTCTCAAAGTCGTATCTTATTCCTAGTGTTTCATATGCGTCAATTTTTTCAATTAATTCATTTTTAATTGTATTACTAAATGATGTAGAAAATGAAGGGAATAAAGCAGATATTACTGATCCGTTTGGAATAATATTATTAATTGTAACTGGTCCTACTCCTGACTCTAAATTGCCTATTCCGCTGTTAGCACCATCACCTGCAACTGCACCAATTTTTGCCCACACTCTATCTTCTGCATTATCGGATCCGGCAGTTACTAAACTGTTGTTTAAAAATTCTCTTGTATCTGGAGATGTAAATTTTACAAGTGCCCCTTTTTTAGCATATTTTAAATTAGATGTAGCAAACTCTCCTGTTACTAAAGGTCCTACTCCTTTAAAATATCCTGTATTTGTGTTGGTTCCTGTTGTTGTTGACACCCATGTTGCTACTAAAGAACTTAAATCTTTTGTATTATATTTTAAGTAATAAAATTGTCTTGAATATGCATTTTTTAATTTTGCTTCTAAAGATGAATTTATTGTATTTAAAATTGTATTTTTATTTGTAAATGTAAATGTAAAAGTATTTGTTTTTTCTTCTCTGTAAAGTATTCCGTCATCTGCAAATACAGATACATTTGAATATGCTCCTGTTGGATCTAAAATTTCTTTAGCTCTGCTTATACCAGATGCTGATCTATTAACTGATCTAACTTTAATAATTTCTTGGGAAGCTGATAGCGGCATAACTTGATAATCTTCTGCTGTTATCATTCTATTTTGAGTATAATAAACTTGTGGTGCTTTTTCTCTAATAGATGCATTTGATTCTGTTGCTGTTGCATTGTAGACACTAGCTTTTAAACTAACACCTATTGTAAGAGTTTGATTTCCTCCATTAAGATCCATATATGGTACTGCTATTAAAATATTTTGCATTTCGCTAGGTTGTATTGCATACTTGGCATTATCGCTTGTTCTAAAATATGTTCTAAATGATCCTAAAGGTATAGTTGAGAAGTTTCCATCGCCAAACACAAGATCAACTGTGTCGTTATTTTTTGTTACTACATTGTAAATATTTCTTTCGCTTTTTGACAATGAATTATATATTGCATTGTTTCCAGCTAACGATGGAACTTGTTTCCATCTTTGAGAAAGTTGTCCAAACTGATCTAATTTATATAACCAAATATCATTATTATTAATGTTTGCAGTAGAAAGTGATTCAATATGATTTGTTGTACTTTGATTTATTGTAAAGTCAGATTTTTGCATTAATCCTTGTTTGAATAAAAAGAAAAATCCTGTGTTGTTTGAAGAATCACCAGACCCGTCTGTTCTGTATGTGTAAGTAAATCCTGACCCTTCAATTGGATCTGATTCATATATAGACTCGGAGCCTGAAATCGATGATGATACTACTTCAAATTTTCTATTAATGCCACCTATAGTTTTTCTAAAACCATAAATTGGTAAGTCTAATTGGGTTGAACTTAACGTATAAACCTGTGTTGTAATTCCGCCAATTGCTGACGCCTCTCTTGGTTTTCCAAAAAGTTGTCCAGAAACATTAGCGGCATTTAATATTGCTGTAAATTGTTCTCTATAATTCGAGTTAGCTGAATCGTTCCATACTACTGTTGAGTTAGCTAAATTTGTTCCTGATGAATCTTTTACATCTTGTGTTGTTGAAATAGTATCAAATTTAAGTAAACCGGTTGCTGGTTGATTTCTTTTTGCATTATAATTAATTAATCTTGCTAGTGTTAATACAGAATTTCTTCTTGATGCTGTTTCTAAAAAATTTTCTCTTGCGTTTAAGTCTACTCTAAACGATAGCGCCTGAGCAATATAGGCAATTAAATCAATAAGTGCTACATACTCTGAGCTTTCTACAAAGTCGTTAAAATCATCTGGATAGTTTTCTCGTAGATATGCGACCATTGTTCTACGAAGTGTTTCAAAATCGTAGGATTTAAAGTCAGCTTGTTGGAAAGATTGATAGATCTTTCTCCAATCCTCTGAAACTAATAATCTGTTTTGTCGTTCTGTTGTGGCCATAATACGTTTACATCAATATTTATAGTATTAATTATGTGCGTATATTAAGATAGACGAAGTAATGCGTTTTCATCGAAGTGAAACCGAAGTTTTTCAGTAATATCTAACGGAACATATGTTATTGTTGCTTGTATGGCAATGCCATGATGTGCCTCAGATAACAATATTTCTTGAGTGCTTATACGAGGATCAGCGTTTAAATTTTCTGTTATGTCGGAAACTATTGCTTCTTTAAGTTGTGTTGTTAGTGGTTCAAATATACAATCGTATATTATTGTACCAAATTCTGGATTTTCAACTCTCTCACCTTTTCTCACAGACAATCTATTGAGCAAATCTTGTTTTGCACATTCAAAGTCATAGAGTTTAAAGTTCTTTTTATCTGCACGAGAACTAAACCCTTTAAAAGTTACTGTGTTTAAATTGTTAGCCATATATTACCAATATTTACCACTTAAAAAATCTCTTAATTGCTCCACCTAAATTTGAAGCCATTGTTTTTATACTCATTCCAAAATCTGCAAAATTTCCTGATGGCATAAATCTTTCAAGGTTTGTTATTTGTGTTACACTTGTTATCTGCCCTGCAACAATATTGTTGATAGTTTTTGTTACTGTTTGTACGTCATAAATTTTTGATGCTAACTCATTTCCACCTATGTATCCTGAAACATCTAACATATTTGGTCTACCAATGCTTGTTAAATCCCCAAGTTTCTTTTTTCCTATTTGAAAAATTTGTCCTGAAACATCTGTTAATAACTGATCTTTAAGTTGGTTAATGTTTCCTAGTGTTATTTTTCCAATAGTTTCTGTTGTTAATGAATTTAATGTGTGACTTATGTCTGTTAATCTCACCGGTGAGAAACTTTGTACTTTATACATTGTAGCATATGTTGAACGAAATTCATCTGCTAGAGCTCTTCTTTTTGTTGTGTCGGTTGAACTTCCCATTTTTTTATCAATGTATGTTATAAGATCTGATTGATACTGTGCTATCCTAATTGTATCTGTAGATGAAATTCTGTTCCTCTGCTCCATAAATTCTGGGGTGCCGGGTTGTTTTGCAAGCCTATTCCATTTTGCATTTTCTATTAATTTTTGTTTAAGTGAAATATTTCTCGTGTCTGCTTTAACTGGTTTATATACGTTTTGATAATATTCTTTTTGTCTGTCCATAGATTTAGTAACTTTAATCGTAGTTCCGTTATCAGCGGTATACCATTTTTGTCCACTAGTGTCTATCCATGTTTTACTCATTGTTTGTCCTCTTTAAAAATCGTATGGTTGTATTCCTTCTGATGGGAATCCTCTTAACCTTTGCATTGGTTCGTGTGTTACAAATCTATGCACAGTTGTTTTTGTTGTTGTACTGTTAGCTTCTAATAATTGTGTTCCTTCTTTTACAGTGATGTCAACATCACCTGCGGCAAAATCCATTATGCCCATTGCATTTGGTGTTAACCATGTTGGTCCCCAGTGTGACGTTCCTGCTCCTGGAGGACCCATTGGATCGTTAAAGCGTACTTGCGATCCTTGAAGATGAAATTGTCCACTGGCCCCGTGCGTCTGTTGTGCAGGTGTGTACGATGATATTCCGTTTGCACCATGAGTCATAACTTTTCCGTTTGCTGAATTTACAAATATTCCTTGCTGTCCTATTGTTGATGAATATCTTTCTGCATTAACTACTACATCTTGTTGTGATGAAAAATTAATACTCCTTTTTGCGTGAAAATTAATATTTGTTTCACTGTGTAAATTAAAATCTCCATCGGTTCTTAAATTAATTCCGCCTGCTCCAGCATAGATATCTATTCTACCATCTCTGGTCATTTCAATCCATGCATTTCCTGATGCATTAGCAATATACACAACACCTTCTGTGTCATGCATTAATAATTGGTGTCCTGATGCAGTTCTTATTCTTGTTAATTGATTTTCTCCTGTTTCATCTCCATCGTCCATTACAAAACTGTGTCCAGGATCTCTGTCAACTGGTGTCTCTATAAACGCACTGTTAGTATCTATTTCTATTGGTATTGTCCTACTGTCTGCTCTAATTCTACCTGGTGTATTAATTCCAAACACTTGACTTGGTGCTTCTCTTTGTGCTGAAGAAGTTGTTGTACCTCTAATCGGATCTTTTATTAATCCTTGCGTTTTTAATTGGTCTGCTAATTTGTCATTTACTGGATAATACCCTGTCCCAACTACTCCTGGTTGTGCATCTTTCCATATTTTTCTGTTTATTTCTCCGGCTGGTACTTGTTTTGTACCATATAAATCTTCAGTTGTTGTAGATGACGGTGGTGGAGGTGGTTCCATAGCTTGGTCATTTGCGGCATGACCCGGAATCATATGATTCATTACTGGTTGTTGTACACAGCCAAGCCAAAATGCATTTTCTTCTTTTTGATTTCCTTCAACATAAATCACTAGTACATCTGTGTCTATATCTGGTGGCACAAACCACATTCCATACGAGTGTCCGTTAGATTGTGGATCATATGCACTTGTTGTGCTAATTCCTTCTCTACTTTTTGCTCCATAAAAAGGTGAAAGGTAACTAGCCCAAGTTAACTGTTCAAATTTTGGAGTAAGGGTTCCTGTTTTTGCAATAATGTTTACACCTAATCTTCCCATTCTTAAAGGATCGGCTGTACTTTTTATTCTTCCTATATACGGACCAGGATTTCTTTTTACGTAAGATTTTAAATCTGTGTCTAATCCTTTACTGGATACGTCTCCTCTGTGATCAGTCATTTTCTATTTTTCTTTTAATGCCTCATTCAATTCATTCAATTTTTTTATTTTCAATGCATAGCCAGATAGGTTCTCGTTATTTTTCAAAACCTCATTCAGTGGTGTTATTGCCATGTTTACATCATCAACTGTAATGTTTTGGTTCTCTCCTGCTTCGGTTACTTTGTCAATATTTTTAATTTCATGGTTCACTTTAAACGGTGCAGTTCCTGGGCCTTGTTGACCGTTTAATCTTACCATATGTAATATCTGTATAAATTGTCCACTTTTAAAACTGCTTTCTACTTTACTTACTTGGTATATTCCTGAGAAGAATAAATTTGACTCTGCTGTTAATTTACCAGCACTATCGGTATCAAACATAGTACCTGTCTTTTCTATTGGGTCTGCAGGCATTCTGTATTTTAAATGTATTATAGGCATTGCATTATCTATGTTAAAGCAATTTAGTGCCTTGTTCCATGAGCCGTCCGACATTTCCATAGGTTTTTTTGCTTTTACGTCGCCACCAGGACCAACATACATATCTTGTGCAACATAACATGGATCTCCTAAAATTTCCATTTCTAATCTCATCATATCTGCAGTTGGATTCACAAGATAATCATAAAATTCTACAACTTTTACGTTCTGCTGTTCGTCCATTCCAGATGTTATATTTGTTGATTTCATTAATGACGGATACGATCTTAAAGGTGTTAGTTCGGCTGATGTTGCTGGATCATTTCCCCGGAGTAATCTCCAACCTCGTTGTACAGTATCAAATACTTTGTCCAGGCCTGACGGTGGTGGTGTAACAACATTTCTATGGTAGTATCCGGTTTTGTAATTTATTCGTAAATTTTGTATATCTAAGTTTTCTCCTGTATATAGATAATTGTATCTTTTTTGAACTGTTTTTTCCCAATCAACTCTTCCTATACTCATGCCAGGTACCAGTAATTTTAAAATATGAAATTCGTAATAGACCGCTTTGTACACTATTGTTTTAGGTTGCATTCTAGTAATAGGATCTAAATCTTTTTTCATCTGAGTATGCACACTGCTAATAATTTTAAACCAAGGGATCATTGTATTTTGTGCAGTTATATTAGCAAGTTTGTCTTGGTTATCTGGGTTAAAGTGTTCTTTATTTTCTATATCTTTCTTGCTCCATCCGTGATTTTTTTTAGCAGTAGTACTCAATATTTGTGTTCCTGTAAGATACTCTAGCCAAAAGTCGTTTACTAAATCTTGAAAAAACTGTGTTGCCATTATAGTATCTTCCATTACTTTCATTACTGACGTATTTGGAGGAATATTTGTTTTATTTGTAGGGGCAGACGAGGCTCCCGGGGAAGCGACTTTTCTAGGATTACTACTGCCAGGACCTACTGTAACAGTTGTACCTTCAGCTGAATATAAATTGGCACACAATCGCTGTAACTTCTCGTCAAACTCAAATACATATACGTCTTCAAAGCCTTGGGTTCTAGTGCCTTGTTCAACTTCACTTTTCTGTTGTTTTTCCATTTGGATTGAAAATTCTTTTCCCCATTGTGCCAGGTGAGTTTTTTGTATCGTCATTTCTTGTCTTACCACATGAAATCTGTCCATCATGGCAAATTCTGCGTGAGATGTTCCTTGTATTTGATATCTTGCCCCGCCTTCGTTTACATCAAATTCAACACGAGATATTACTATAGGTATTTTTCTATATATAGGGGATCCAGTTGTACCGCTCTTAACTTCCATCGAGTGTGCTTTTTCTCCTCTCCACCCTTTCCATTCAATGGTTAATAAAAAAGGTGCATCTAGATAATCCTTATAGCCACTATTATATGCCGCGGCTCTCATTTTTTCTACAAATGATATGCTGTATGGTTCGTGCAATTCAAAATCTATTTTTGTAAAACTCATTGTATTTCTTTCTTCACCTGGCGATACTGTAGAAGTTATATTAACATCCTCAAAAAATATATCATGATTTCTTGCTAGTATGGCCTGCGATGCAGAAATTGTATCAAATCCTTGTTTTGTTTTTTCTGCAGATGTGGCATACTGATCTACACCCTTTTTTTTATGTATATTATATGGGTCTTTGCCTGCTGTCCTAAAGTTTGGACCAATGCCGGCGCTTTGTGCTATAACATCATGCACTGGGTCGTTCAAATACATTCTTGGATTTTTAATTTCCTCTTCTGTTAAAGCTGATAGTGTGAATAAAGTATTGTATGAAGCAAACTGATGTAGCTCATTGTCAGCTTTGGTAAACTGCTCGGTACTATCTTGTATCGTTGCACCATCTGTTTGTGTAGTAATTAACTCA